AGCGAGGAGAACTCATCCAGTTGCTTATCCAGTTCCTCAGGAGAGTAGAAGAGAGGAACAATGCCCCTGCTGCTCGCCGCTGCTGCTTGGTCCGAAAGCGCGGAGGCAATGTACTCAAGGTCTTCCTGAGGCAGCTCCCCCCTGCCGGTCGCGGTGTTTATGACTCCGCCGCGAAACTCATCCTGAAGCGACGAAAGGTAGGCGCCGGTATCGATCGTGGAGACCCACTCCCGGCCAGCAAACGGATACACATGAGCGTCAGGAATCTCAGTCGAAACGATTGACTTACCGTCCTCGCTCCTCGTGGTTGGGGGAGAAGCAGCAACGCGAGCGGTGACAAGGCCCGTCGGCTGACCGGGGGTCCAGATTCGAGGCCCCTCGGGCGAAGCCACTTTTTCAGACGATGCAATCGCCTCTACAGCCGAACCCGCGCCGCCGTCGCTGCTGCTGCACGAGTTATCAACGCCGCCGCCTTCCCCTGTCGCGCAGTACGCTCGCGGTTCTACTGTCCAGACTTTGTCTGGTCGGCCTGCCCTTTGGCCTTCGCCTCGGCGTATTCCTTGACGGCCTTCTTCCTCGCCGCCTGGATGGCCTCTGCGATCTGCTTCGAGGTCGCCCCGGGAGGAAAGTCGAACCTCACCATCTTCTTTGGCTGCTCGCTCATTCTTGATCCTGATCTCTTTCTTGTTCGCGATATCCCAAATCGCAAGCTGCTTGTGCTTGACCGCCGCCTGCTCGGCCTCTTCCTGTGTCTCGAACCTTTCCGAGAGATCGAGATAGACCTTGTCGCTCTCCGAGTCGATCCAGCCCCCTAAGTGTAGCTTCGGGCGAGAAGAAAGATAGTCCCTGTGAGTCTCGAAATACTGGTCGATGACCTCTTCAGTGACGTCGTTCTTGCTGTCAATAATCTTCTCCGCTCCTGGGACGGTTGCGCACATATAGCCCGTTGTCGGGCTCTCGGCCGTCACCGGATGGACAGAAAATCCGCCCGTTGCCTCGATGCTCCTGAGGATTTCGTCGAGCACGTCCCGCGTGGATGCACGCTCAGGTTCAGAATCTTTTGAATTCTGAGACTTGCCGGACTCAGCATCGGCAGAGCCGTCTCCCTCCTTCTGACAATCGTTGCCAGGGCCGAACTTCCCACCGTCCACCCGCCCGCAGTCGTCGGAACGCTGCTCCTTGCCGGCGGCCTTCGTCACCTTGGCGGCGAACTTCCTGGCCTTCTCGGCCATCTTGTTGACGCGGTCGGCGTCCTCGGCCCACCACTCGGCGAAACCGTCGCCGACGCCCACGGCCTTCTTGATCTCTTCGATCAGTTCCGTCGCCCGCTCGGATGCACTGCTCATTTCTTCTTCGCCTTGCCCCAGATTTTGCGGCCCTGCAACGCGCCAGTCTTCACGCGATCGGGCGCGGAAGACTTCTCAACGGTTCGCTCAGCGAACTCAGCCAGCTTCGCCGAGTCGTAAGCGAGGGCCTCCTTCGGAACACCAGAGACTTCCTTCGGCTTGCCCGTGTTGTCGAGAAACACGAACGACGCGTTGGGGTTGTCCTTGTTCGCCTGATGGAACGCGTGGTGGTTGCGGGCGCCGATGGCGTAGCTGTCCGCAAAAACCTTCGCGTCGACCATGCGGCCGTCCTTCGGATCGCTCGCCCGCTTCACAACTCCACGCTCGGGGTCGGCCCACTGCTTCTCCGGGTCGGCGTGGACGTACACGAACGTCGCCTTGAGGCCACGCTTCTCGGCCTCGGCGAGAATCCACGGGTTCTCGGTCGCGTTCTGGTCGCCGGCCGAGTCCCAAACCGCCTTCGACTGGCTCTTTTGCTCCAGTGCCTTCGGATTGTTCTTGAGAGCGAAGCCTTTTCCGGCACCGCAGCCGCCGACAGTGACCATGATCGAGTCTCCCTCCTTCAGCGTGTCGAGATGCTGGAGGAATGCACGCTTCGCGATGGCGTTGGCGGCCTGATGGAGACAGGTGTTGAGAGTCGCGCGGTTCTCGGCCCGCGACTCGGGGTCCGGATCGCTCCAGGCGTCGGTCAAGCACTTGGCGTCGTCGGTGCCGAACGTCGGGGGATCGCCCATCGAGGAGACGAGTTCACGAAATTGCGTCGCGACGCCCTCGGGATCGTCCTCGTAGTGAGCGATGAACGACTCTTCGACCGCACGGGCACGCTCGTCGAGGTTTGGAATGCGGGGGATCGGCGGAGGAGGGGGCACATCCATCGCCGGGACGCCCACGCGAGCCTGATCGGTCACTCCGTCCTGGTCGTGATCGGCCTCGACGTCGACGTCGTGGCATGGCTTCGGGCAATCGCCACCAGAGTCCTTTCCGCCAGACGATTTGCCGTCGTCTCCGCCGCCCGGCTCGTCATCTCCGCACGAATTATCGATGCCGCCACCCTCGCCCGTTGGACAAAAGCCGCGAAGCTCGATGCCCCACGAGCCCGAGAGCCGCATTTCGTCGAGCGAGCGGTACTGCTTCGCCGCGTTGCGTGGGCCGTACTTCGGAACACGCACGAAAACCGTGTTGCCGACACTCACGGCGTCGGTTCCGAACATGACTTCCTGGCCGGTCTTCTTATCGTAGAAGTACGCGGCCTTCTTCGGGTCGTATCCAACGGCAGTCCACTGGTCGAGGTCGGCCGGGATCGTGCGGTCGGGATCAAACGAGCCCTTCACCGTCGCGAGCGGGTGCTTGTCTCGCTCGCCGGAGGCGACTTTCTCGGCCGATGACTCCTGCGACGCAAAAGTTACCGGCCCCGAGAGCCTCGCCATCGACTCGTAGCCGATCGGGGAGCCGAAGCTCTTGCCGCCCTTGTCCTCGTGGACCGTGACGGCGTAGATCGCCTTCCCCATGTTCTTCGTCGACCAGTTGAACGCGGGGATGTCGACGCGAAGAGCGACCGGAGTGCCGGCCGGAAGCTCGCGAGCCTTGCCGATCTTCGTTCCCTTCGAGATGTTTGAGCCGGTGAGGGCCTTGGAAAGCTCTTCATCCGTGGGAACGACAGCGTTGTCTGTGTTTTTCGAGTCGCCGATCGGCTTGAAGGGCTGCCGTTCGCTCAGTCCGCACGAGTTGTCGATGCCACCGCCTGGGCCGGTCGCGCAAAACGCCCTCTGCTCGGGCTCCTGCGCAATCTTTTCCTGCGGAATCACCCACAAACGGCAGATCGCATCACCGTCGATCGTACCCGAGACGACCTTGCAGCCACCTTCCTCGACGTAGTGCGTGCAGTTGTGGCACTTGATTCCCCGGGAAGCGAACGGATTCTTCTCGATGTAGTGCGATGCGGCCTTGTTCCACTTGCCGTCCTCGTCCGCGATCTCTTGCTGAGCCTCTTCGAGCTTCTCGTCCTGCGGCAAAAGCTCTCTCGCCTCGGACCTTTGCTTCGCAGAGTCCTCTCCCTTCGGAGATTCGAGCGGCGCCTTGCCCGTTTTGACCTCCGAGAGGCTCGGTGGACCGCCTGGAGCCTTCGGCGGAGCCCCGGAACCGAAGCCCGGCATCATCGACGGGTCCGGTTTCGGCTTCACGGCCTCTTCGAGAGGCTGCAAATTCATCGCCACGAGGTGCTTGTCGGCCTCAGGGCCGAGAGGACCGAAGCCTTCGGCGCGTCGGATGTCGTTAATCGACAGCACGCCCAGGTTGAGCATCGTGCTATACCAGCTTGCACGGCTCCCGGAGTCGCCACGGAGCAGCCCCTTCGTGTCGAACTTCGCGTAGTACACCGCGTCGTCGTAGATGAGCGACCGGCTGATGCTCTGCTCGATCCGCATCAGCCACGGCATCAGCGTGTAGTTGACGAACTCTTGCCCTTGCACCTCCAGGTTGCCGCCCGACTGGCCCTGGATCAAATGCAAAGGCAACCGAAAGCACCTCGCGATCTCCTCGCACTGAAATTTTCGTGCCTCCAAAAATTGCGAATCATTATTGGTGGCACCGAAGGGCTCAATTTTGAGTCCGTTGGTGAGGATCGCCGTTCTATGAGCATTTTGGACGCCGCGATGAATCCTCTCCCAATTCTCGCGGAGTCGCTCGGCGGTCTCGGCAGACAGTGCGCCGTCCGTCTGGAGCACAACGCCGGGGCGGCCCATATTGGCCCAGAACTTCGAGGCGTAGATTTCGCACGCGCGGGCAAGCGCGATCGCGTCGCGGCTCACCTCGACCGGCACCATGCCCTTCACGCCGTCCGGCTCTGGGGTCCAGCGGACGTGCATGATCTGGTCTTGCGTGTACTGCATCATCCGCCCGGTCTGCGGATCGTTGTAGCTGTACTTGAGCCGGCCGTTCTCCAGTCGCTCGACCCGCATTCGGCTCGGGTGGAGGTTGTTGAGTTCCGTGACGCTGCCGTAACGACCCGACTGGACCTCGGTGTAGGAGTTGCCCCAGCACGTCAGGCTCATCAGCATCTGCTCGAAGAACTCGAACTTGGTCTGCCAGCTATTGGGAGCGAAGCCGAGCACATGCGAGAGCGGAATCTCGCTCGCGACCTCCTCGTTCCCGTTCTTGAGTCGCCGATAGACAAGCAGCGGAAGCCCGGCCACTGTCTCGCTGATGATGCGGCAGCACGCCAGGAACACAGTCGACTGGAGCGCCGTGTCTGGCGTGATCCGCACCTCTGCCGACGTCAGGAACTTGCCACCGTAGGCCTCGTCGGAGAAAAGAAAGTTGTTCCACGAGATGCTGCGGACCTCGGGATCGTTCTCTCCCCGTGCCGGTGTCCAGACAATGTCGCTGAGGGCCGCATTTTCCTCGCTCATAGGATCAGAATCTCCGGCTCAGCGGCCTTCGGGGCGGACGCGGCGTCGCTTGCGACCGCCACCGCCATGATCAGGGCGACGATCCCGTCAACTCGAAGTGGACTCATCGGGCTCGGCTTCACGACTTTCAGGTAGCCCTCGGCGTTTTCTTTGGTCGTCGCATTCCCGGCCATCCAATTCAAAACGGGATTGTCGTTCGTCCGCAGGCGGCCCTGGGCGATCAGACCTTCGAGAGCTTTCGTACCTGGGTTCATGCTCGCGAACGACTGTGAAAATCCTTGCACATTCAAGCCCTCCGCCTGAAGTTGTTGCACGAGGTAGTGGCTGTTGTGGGGGTCGACCGCGATCAGGCGGACGGTCCGCTCCTTGCAGAACTGGAGAATGTCCCGCTTGATGAACGAGTAGTCGCAGGTGTTGCCGGGCGTGAGCGTGAGGCCCACAGACTCGTTCTTGGCCCAGGTCGTGTAGGGCACGCCGTCCTTCTGGCTCCTGATGCCGGCGTTCTCCCCGGGAATCCAGAAGTGGCAGAGCACATCGAAGACGTCGTCCGGCCCCTTGCTCACCGCCACGAATGCGTTGCAGTCCCAGGTCTGGGCAAGATCGAGCCCCGCGTACCACTCCCGCTCCAGGCCCAGGTGGCCCGACATGCCCTTGCACTGATCCCACTGGTCGAGCTTGATGTACTTGTTCCCGTCTCCCTCCACCCATCGGTTGAGCCTGTACCGCAAAAAGCCGGCGAGGCGGGAATTCGACTGCTCGGCGTCGCGAACGTCGGCCCGGAAAGATTCCTCGTCCATCGTCACGCCCCATGAGGGGTTCGCCGCCTTCCACACCTCGGGGTCTCGATAGTCGTCCTCGGGTGCGGCGGCTGCGACATAGGCGAAGAACTGCTCGTCGTAGCTCGGGTCGAGGCGGCACTTCATCGCGTGGTCGTGGAGTTCGTAGCCGATCGAGTTCCGATCCACGCCGGCGGTGGTGATCGCCAGGATCAGGCTCTGGCTTCTGGAAATTCCTCCGTAGCGGAGGGCGTCCCAGAGCTTCCGATCTTTGGCCGAGTGAATCTCGTCGTAGCAGAGCGAGTGGATGTTCAATCCCTCCTGGCGGCCGGCATCGCTGGAGATGACCTTCCAGAAGCTGTTGGTCGGGACGTAGGTGATCGTCTTCCGAGAGTCGATCACCTCCAGCATCTCCGAGAGGTAGGGAGACGCTTGGACAAGCTCCTTCATCTGCTTGTAGACGATGCCGGCCTGCTCGCGTGACGTGGCGCAGCCGAAACACTCGGCCGCTTGCTCGCCATCGGCGACCATCGTGTAGAGGCCTATGCCGGACAGAAGAGTCGATTTGCCTCGTTGTCGTCTTGGCCCCCACGGCAACCAGCCGCAGGGGCCAAGACGCCATTTTTTTTAGGCACCTCGATGTACCCGACCCGGTACTTCCGCATGTCGTTGTCGACACGCATCCAGCCGAACAACTCCTCGATGATGTCGTGGCGTTGCCAGTCGAGGAGCGTGAAGGGCTGGCCGGCGAACTGGCCCTTCGAGTGCGTCAGGAACCTCTCGAAGAACGCGACCGCGTGGGCGGCCTTGTCCTCGTCGAAGTAGTATTTAAGCCCCTGCTTGACTGCGTCGGCTTTCGGCAAACGCGGCAAGAGGATTTTGGGGGGCAGAGGCACCGGTCACCTTCATGGAAGATCGGGCAGCCGGTGTCATTCCAAACTGGCGTTCGATCTCCAGGAGTTCCTTCCTGAGAGATTTCACCAGCGTGGCCTCCGCAGTCACTTGGCTGTACCCGGTCGAAGTGATTTGAGTCGAGCCGTGCTCGCGGCAGTGGGCTTCGAGGTTGTGCCACTGCTCCCACATGAGGCAGTAGCGTTGCACCGCGTGGCGATCGGCCTGGGTGAGCACGCCCATCGCGGCGAAGAGCTTGGTCATCTCGTCCCACTTCTCCAACGCGAGGCCGGTGAGCCCGGCCGGCGGAGTCATGTCGCAGGGAGGAGGCATCGGCTCTTCGTGATTGATCGGCCGCTTGCCGGGATTGTCCCGGAGGAGCTTGAGCGCAGTGGGAGTTGGGTGTCGGCCCATTCGCTAAAAAAGCCCTACCTGAAAATTTCGCGGCCGCTCACGGAAGCC